GAGATAATGTAAATGGCAATCAAATTACCATCTCTGCTAGAGGAGATGATAAGGTTAATTATTCTGTAGGAACACCTGTCTATAAGTATGAACTTGGTGGAGTTAGTTTGAAGAGGATAAACACAACTCATGGACTTTCAACTTCAACCTCAACATCCACAACTGGATCGATTGCATTTGATTCTTATAATATCAAACTTGATATGACAGGAATTGGAACTGTTAATGATGATAGAAGTAATGATGAAGGATTCCCCAAACTTTACTTAAATCAAACTAAGTCTTGTGGTGGGTATGAAACAAAGGCAACTCAAAATATGCCATTTGAAGTTATTACTCCAATAGTGCATAATGTTACAACTACAGGAACTGCCTTGGGATGTGAAATAAGAACTACTTCTGCAGCAAGTATTAGTGGAGATGAAACTCCATATCTTGATGAAGGATTTGAATCTGTTGTAATAGGTGAACCAAATTATATTGATACTCCAAGAGCAATTTATTCTAAAATTAATGAAGATGAAAAATTAGATCAAGTTGAGGGTAATAAGTCTCTACAAATGAGATTAACTCTCGGAACAACTAATTCTAAAGTAAGTCCTGTAATTGATGCAGAAAGAGTAAGTACTATTCTTACAAACAATAGAGTAAATAGTGTAGTTAGTAACTATGCTACTGATAATAGAGTTAAAACTATCACTGATGACCCTACGGCTTGTCAGTATATTACTAAAGAACTTCAGTTGGAAAATGCTGCTACTTCTATTAAGATAATATTATCAGGTCATGCTAATTCTGATGCTAACATCAGAGCATTCTATGCAGTTGGTAATGATACTGGTTTTGAACCAATATTTACTCCTTTCCCTGGATATAATAATTTGAATAGTAGGGGAGAAATTATCACCAAACAAAATAGTGATGGATTATCTGATTCATTAGTTATTCCATCAAGTCAATATGGTTTTGGTGATAATTCCAACTTTAAAGAATATACATTCACAGCAGATAAATTACCTTCTTTTAGATATTATAGAATTAAACTTCTATTAACATCAACAAGTCAAGTATTTGTTCCAAAGGTTAAAGATCTACGTGTAATGGCTCTTGCTTAATATGGAACATTACAATATTGAAGGACATAAGGATCTCGCAAGGGATCCTCATACAGGTACAATAGTTAATGTAAACTCTTTAGATTATAAACATTATGTTTCTTCTCGTACTGCAAAAAAATTAAAGAATGAAAGAGTCGATTCTATGGAACAAGATCTTGCTAATTTAAAAGGTGAAATTGGTGAAATTAAATCTCTATTAAAGGAACTGGTCAATGGCAAGTAAAAATTTAACATTTGACCCTTCAGCAGGTGTGCCATATGCTGCTAATTTAACCATTTATACTGGTACAGATTTTAAAACTACTTTTACTGTAGTTGATACTTCTGATGTTGCTTTTGATTTTCAAGGATTAACTACAACATCTGTTTGGTCAGGGTCTGCTCAAATGCAAAAAAGTGCAGGAGTAGCAGCAACAACAGTTGCAGCAGGAACTTTTAGTGTAGGATTTACAAGTGCTGGTGGTGGTATATTTGATATCTCTATGGGGTCAACAGCAACCACAAGTCTTTCAGAAGGAAGATATGAGTATAATGTTTTAGTAAGTTCTGGTGCATCAATTTATAATATAGTAAATGGAAATATCATGGTTTATACTGGCATAGCTTCAGCACCATAAATACATCAAGGGGTAATTGTATAAATGGCATCTCCATCAAATAGAACAGAATTTGTAAACTATTGCAAAAGGCAACTGGGTGCTCCAGTGCTGGAAATTAATATTGCTGATGAGCAAGTTGAGGATGTAATAGATGATGCAGTTCAATACTTTCAAGAAAGACATTTTGATGGTGTTGCACAAGCATATCTTAAATATAAAATAACTCAAGATGATATTGATCGGGGCAGAGCTTCGATGGAAACTAATAAAAAACAGACTGGAATAACGACTACAACGGCAACTGCGGATATTGCTGGAACAGAAACAACTTTTAGTTATTATGAGAATAGTAACTTTTTACAAATTCCTCCTGCAGTCATTGGTGTAACTAAGATATACCATTTTGATGGTACTAACACTATGACAAATAATATGTTTAGTGTTAAATATCAAATGTTCTTAAATGATATTTACTATTGGGGTGCGACAGAACTGTTGACCTATGCCATGACTAAGACATATCTTGAAGATATTAATTTCTTATTGACAACAGAGAAGCAAATAAGATTTAATAAGAGAATGGATAGGTTGTATCTTGATATTGATTGGGGTAGCGTATCAAAAGATGATTACTTGGTTATTGATTGTTTTAGACAATTAGATCCTAATGATTATGGAAGAGTTTGGAATGATTCATTCTTAAAGAAATATGCTACTGCTCTTATGAAGAGGCAGTGGGGTCAAAATTTACTTAAATTCCAAGGTGTTAAATTACCTGGTGGGGTAGAGTTAAATGGTAGACAAATCTATGATGATGCAGAAAAAGATCTAGAAATCATCAGAGAACAAATGTCTAATACTTATGAACTTCCTCCACTTGATATGATAGGATAATGGCACTTAATCCATTCTTTCAACAAGGTGCAAGATCTGAACAGAATTTAGTTCAGGATTTAATCAACGAACAGTTGAGGATGTATGGTGTTGAGATACATTATCTTCCTAGAAAATATATGGAAGAGAAGACGGTAATAAGAGAGGTAGTTAAATCTAAGTTTGATGATTCATATCCATTAGAAGCATATATTGATAATTTTGATGGTTATGCAGATAATCCTACATTATTGTCTAAGTTTGGTATTGAACAAACAAATGAAGTAACTCTTGTTATTTCCAGAGAAAGATGGGAAACTTATATTCAACCATTACTTAAAAACGAATCTAATGTAAAGTTAACTACCCGTCCTAAAGAGGGGGATTTAGTTTATTTTCCATTAGGTGATCGTTTATTTGAAATTAAATATGTAGAACATGAGAAACCATTCTATCAACTTCAAAAGACATATGTATACACCCTGAAGTGTGAACTCTTCCGTTACGAAGATGAAGTTATTGATACTGGTGTAGATGAGATTGATGATATTCTTACTGGAGAAGATTCTGATGGAATAGCAGAAGATGGTAGTACATCTACAATCCTCGGATATGCTCAGACTCTTACTCTTGTAGGTACTGGTGCAACAGCTACTGCTGAAATTGGATTTAATACTGAAGGATCTATTAGGTTAATTAGCCTCAGCAATAGAGGTGGTGGATATACTGCTATTCCAACTATTGGAGTCAGTTCTGCACCTGTAGGTGGTGTGACTGGTATTCTTACTGCTACTATGATTAGTGGTATTAATGTATGTAATTTAAATATTAGTGATAATCAAAAATCTGTTCAACAGGTTGTTATTACAAATCCAGGTGCTGGATATACTCTTGCACCCACACTCCAAGTAACTGGTGGAGGGGGTTCAGGTGCTGCTGGAACGGTCTTTATAGGTGATGGGGCAGTTGGTATCGTTACACTTACTGATGCTGGTTCTGGATACACTACAGCACCTAGTGTAACTATCACTGGACCAGGTGCAGGTGGAACTACAGCAACTGCTGAAGCAGTCGTAAGTTCTGCTGGAACCATTACTGCTATTAATATTACTAATGCTGGTTCTAAGTATACTTCAAGTCCAACAATTACGATTGGTGATCCTTCACTTGATAATACTGGCAACTTTAAGTTTAATGAGGTTGTTACTGGATCTATTACAGGTGTGACAGGAAGAGTAAGAACATGGAGTGCTACTACAAACGTTCTAGAGGTTGCAAATGTATCTGGAATGTTTAGTATTGGTGAGGATATAACTGGTAGTTCCTCTGGTGCTGTTCATGCATTAAGGGTTGTAAGTGAAGATCCACCAGAGGATGGATTTGCTGATAATGTTAATATAGAATCTGCTGCGGATGATATTTTGGACTTTAGTGAGCAGAACCCATTCGGAATTCCATAAATATAAGATACTAGGACTCTAAAAATGTTTGAATATTTTTATAACGAAATTTTGAGGAGGACCATTATTGGTTTTGGTACTCTATTCAATAGTATATCCATTAAACAAGATGGTTCACCACTAAGGGTTCCTCTTGCTTATGGACCTACTCAAAAGTTCTTAGCAAGATTAACTCAATCTCCAGATCTAAACAAAGCAACATCTTTGTCTTTACCAAGGATGTCTTTTGAGTTTACTGGGTTGACTTATGATCCTTCTAGAAAGGTTACTACTACTCAAAAAATTGTAGTTCAGAATCCAGATTCAGATACTCCTGATGAGAAGAAAGTTTATATGCCAGTTCCATATAATATGCAATTTGAACTTGCTGTTATGTGTAAATTAAATGATGATGCATTACAGATAGTAGAGCAGATATTACCATATTTCCAACCATCATATAACCTTACAGTCAACTTAGTTGGTTCTATAAAAGAGAAGAGAGATATTCCTATAGTTCTTGAAAATATTACTATGCAGGATGATTATGAGGGAGACTTTGAATCAAGAAGAGTACTTATGTATACTCTAAGATTTACTGCTAAGACATACCTGTTTGGTCCTGTTACAGATGCCTCCAAGGATATTATTACCAAGTCTACAGTCAACTACCTTACTGGTACAGATACATCCAACGCACAACGCAATCTTACATACTCTGTTGTTCCTAGAGCAATTCAGAACTATGATGGAACAGTTCTTACAAACTTAGCAGCAGATATTACTAAGACTCAAACTGTTATTGAGCTTAATGATGTAACTAATATCACAGCATCTTCTGGATCTACTAGTGTCTACCTAGATATTGGTGGAGAGGAAGTTTATGTTAAATCTAAGGACTCTGATACTAATAAGATTACTGTTAAGAGAGGTCAGGATGGTACAACTAAACTTGCTCACATAGGTGGCACAGAAGTCAAATCCATTACCTCTGCTGATAATGTATTAGTTGAGGAAGGTGATGACTTTGGATTTGATGGAACTACTACTTGGAATGGATAAATGAAAAACAATTTAGATGATGCTTTCAATATTACACCAACTGAAGTGGAAGTAGATCCTGTTGAAGTTAAGGAACCTGTAGGAATACAAAAACCAGATAGATTAACTAAAGGTGATATTGAAAAAGATTATGAGTATACTCGTGGTAATCTCTACAGCATCATAGAGAAGGGTCAGGAAGCAATTAATGGTATTCTTGAACTTGCACAGGATAGTGAGATGCCAAGGGCATACGAGGTCGCTGGCCAGTTAATTAAGAGTGTTTCAGATGCTACTGATAAGTTGATGGATCTTCAGAAGAAAGTTAAAGATGTTAATGAAGATGCTCCACAAAAAGGACCAAACACAGTTAATAATG